AGATGGAATAGATCTTACAAAAAGAACCATCTGTATACATTGGGAACGCGATGATGTTGACGGCGATGGTGATAATCAAATGGCTGTCAATGTCAAGGCGAATGACACTTATATTCAATTCGGTTGGTTAATCCCAAAAGCTGCGACAGCATATACTGGCACTCTTAAGGTGATGCCTTATGCGTATCTTGTCGAAGGCGATGAGATGCCGTATTTGCTTAAAGATCTGTATGTTGAGTATACAATACATGATGGTCTTGACTTATCTGGCGGCATAGCTCAACCGGGTACAGATTGGTACGAACAGTTTGTAATAGCTATCGGACAACAGGTTAATATTGCAAAAGAACAAGCAGCGGCTGTTGCAAAAAATGTAGAAGCTGCTAAAAATAGTGAAGCCAATGCTAAGAGCTATGCTGAAGCAGCTAAGACTAGTGAAACGAATGCCAAGACTAGCGAAACCAATGCAACCGCAGCAGTAAAAACATCCAGCGAAAACGCAGCACTTGCAAAGAAATATGCCGAATCCATTGAAGGCGATGTCGAACTTGCTGAAAAGGCGGCTACCAGTGCTGAAAACAGCGCTAATGTTGCAAAAGAAGCGGCCGCCGAGGCTACTAAGATAGCGGATACGATTCAAATTGTTAGTAGCGGTGTTTATATTGCTTCGGTCACTATTAAAAAGAATAAATGGGTAGCTAGCGGCGACGCCGATTATCCGTATCAGAACGATGTGACGATTGCAGGCGTTGACGAAAATTTTTATTCTAGTACTTCAATCGATAAGGAAGATTTAGAAATTGCAAGTGCTGCTAATATTTGTTCAACAACAGAAACTTTATTCGATAAAGTTCGTTTTTGGGCAGAGAAAATACCAACCGCTGATATTGGCGCCGATATAGCATTATTGTATGCTAATGATAGCAGCGAAGGAGCTCTGACGACATTGCCCCCTGCTACTAGGACAACGTTGGGTCTCGTTATGATTGGAAACAATATTGATGTCGATACTAGTGGTCTAATTTCGGTTGACTCTAACGATGTCGTCGAAGAGACAGTTACGACTGATGCAGAAACGGCAGAAATGTTAACAGAGGTTTTTGGTTTTTAACAGATAGGAGATACACTTATGTCATATAACACCGAGAAAACTGCCCGACAAGCGGATGTTAAAGCGTTGGCTGAAAAAGTGAAGTCGGGCTATGTTTTAAATACAACATATCGCGATGATAAAGAGGTTAGCGATGCTCGTATTAAGGCACTTGAACAAATGGGTGGCGAATCTAACGTCATAGATACTATTAAGGTCAATGGCACAGTCTTAATAGTTAATGATAAGACTGTTAATATTGGTGTGCCAACTAAGACTAGTCAACTATCCAACGATAGTGAATATCAATCAAAGGCTGAAGTTCAGACTTTAATCGAATCAGCCATTGCTTCTACGGGTCATGCGTCTTTTAAAGTCGCCGATTCAATTCCAACTGTAGATGAAGCAGAAGATAACGTAATGTATCTGGTTATGAATGATAAATCGGGCCATTATGATATTTATGCTAAAGTCGAGAATGAAGTGGTGTTAATCGACGATACGGTTACTGACATGGACGATTATATTAAAGATCTGTCCATTTCTGGTGCTGTTATAACTTATACAAAAGGTGATAATTCTACTTATACTATCACCATTCCAAATATGTCTGGCGCAACAACATCTACTATAGGATCTGCGGGTCTCGTTCCCGCTCCTTCTTCTGGTCAGCAAGAGTTGTTTTTGCGTGGTGATGGTACGTGGGCTAATCCAACATCTGTAAGTGGAATCGTTGAAGAAGCCGAAAAAGCAACTAAAGATTCAGCCGAGCAAGTCATAACGGCTACGTATATTAAAGATTTGAGCGTTGATGGCACGACTGTTACTTATACTAAAGGCGATGGTACGACCGGAACGATCATAACTCAAGATAATGATACCACATATTCTGATATGTCGGGTGCGACATCTTCTGCGGCTGGTGCGTCCGGTCTCGTTCCTGCGCCTTCTTCTGGTCAGCAAGAGATGTTTTTACGCGGTGATGGTACATGGAATACTCCCGCTGTTGCCGATACTGCTACTAAACTTGCTACGGCACATACGCTGACTATTGGTAATACCGGAAAAACATTCGATGGATCAGAAGACGTAACATGGTCTCTTTCGGATATTGGTGCTACGGGTGTAACAAAGACAAGTGAATTGACTAATGATTCTGATTATCAGACAGGTTCACAAGTAACAAAAGCTATTGATACCGCTATAAGTAATTCAGGTCACGCTAGTTATAAAAAAGTTGACTCGGTTCCGGATGTGGCCGATGCTGAAACCAACGTATTATATTTAGTGATGAACTCTGAAACCTCGCATTACGATATATATGCGTTGGTAGATAACGAAATGGTTTTGTTGGATGACACGACTGTTGATTTGTCAGAATACATTAAAGGTCTTTCCGCTTCTGGCACTACCCTCACTTATACTAAAGGTGATGGTACGACCGGAACAGTTACAACAAAGGATACGACCTATTCTGCTGCAACGACTTCCACAGCGGGTCTAATGAGCGCATCGGATAAGAGCAAGCTTGACGGTATTACAGCAAGTGCCGATAGCGTAAGTGTGGCTCAAAGTTTAACAAGCGGTACTCAAGTAGGTACTATTACTGTTAATGGGACTGCTACTAAACTCTACGCTCCGACTAATACCGACACTAAAGTTACCAACACGCTTGCGACGACCACTAAAGCCTATGTAACGGGCACAACGAGCGCAACGACAAACACCGGTACACAAGTTTTTGATACTGGTGTTTACCTTGATACGACAGCTGGTCAAATTGCAGCTACAACGTTTAAAGGTGCATTGAGCGGTAATGCTACTACGGCTACGAGTTTACAGGTACACTCTGACCGTATTACATTAGAAGCAGCATCAATAGCTGGTTCTCCATCAGCAAACGCCCCAACAGGACTGAATTTATATAAAACATATAACGATTCTAATTCACCAACAAAATATGGTAATGTTCTTACTGCTTGCGGAAGTGGCGCTGGTCAACTTCTATTAGGCTGGTCGGGAACTGATAATACTACCGAGCGTTTATATTATCGTAGTCATCGGGATACGAGTTCTGGCGGCTACGGTCCTTGGAAAAAAGTTGCATATACTGATGATGTGACGACTTATTCAGCCGCAACAACTTCCGCAGCAGGTCTGATGAGCGCATCGGATAAGAGCAAGCTTGATGGTATCACATCTAGCGCTGATAGTGTAAGTGTGGCTCAAAGTTTAACAAGCGGTACTCAAGTAGGTACTATCACTGTTAATGGGACTGCTACTAAACTCTACGCTCCAACTAATACCGATACTAAAGTCACTAGCACCTTAGCTACGACTACTAAAGCTTATGTGACAGGAACAACGTCTGCAACAACAAACACCGGTACACAAGTTTTTGATACTGGTGTATATCTTGATACAACAGCTGGACAACTTACCGCGACAACGTTCAAAGGTGCGTTGAGTGGTAACGCTTCTACAGCTACCAAACTTGCTACAGCACGTACTATCGCGCTTTCCGGTGACGTCACAGGCTCAACATCATTCGACGGTTCCGGAAATGCTACAGCAAGTGTCACACGACGTGGTGCATTTGTTGGACAAAATTCCAGTACCCCTACAAACGTATATTATAAAGTTGCTTCTGTTTCTATTAGTGAACATTATGGTGATCGAAATATTACTTTTTATGTGCATAAGTCTTGGTCTAGTGTTCATCCAGCTACGCATTCAGGTATTTTAACTATCAACCTCCGCACAGATGGTTCTGGATATTCCGAATCGTGTGCCTGTCATTGGCTTGTCGCAGGTTCTGGAATTGACGTTTCAAAGTTTATTTTAGCGCATAACACATCGACAAGTCCGGCTGTAGCTGAATTATGGTGCAAAGTTGACGAAGCATATTCCGGTTGGGCTTTTGATGTAATCGGAGAAAATACTCGCTTAGCACGTTCGAATTCCTTGTGGACTTTGTATAACACTTTTACAGCAGGTAGTCAATCTGCCATCACAAGCGGCTATACTCAAGTTGTAAGCAGTTTGGTGACGTTGAAGAACACCGCTCAATCGGCAAATACTTTTTCATTTACTTCATCGGTGTCGTCTCTAAAAGTGACTAGCGATGATTGGTATAGTTTTTCTTGTGATACGAAGGGTTCTAGTTATAGGCCTAATTTTGTTTTTTTAATACAAGAGAGTTATATGGTAGGTGCATACGATACTATTTATTATAATGGTTCCTCCCCGGGTATATTTCATTCAGTATTTGTTCCCGGTTGGAAACCGAATGATGTTTACACACATTCGCTATGGAACGAAACGATTACCGGTTTAAATGCGAGCGGTGAATCTAAAACTTTTAGCAATACCCATATATATTGGAGCGGCAATACGTTAAACGTCTATGGTGGTAATATAGCAACGTTGCTCGGAGGAAGTAATAACTACGGCCTTTTAACCTGCTATGAATATTATATCAATGGCGGCGTATCAGTATCATAAGCGCAACAAGGAGATAGTAATATGATTCTTATAGAAAAAGTGCCTCAACCAAACGGCTTCTATGCTATCAAACGAATATCGGGTCAGGACAATGTTCCCGACGGATATTATGAAATACCATCAGAACTAGAAAGTAAAATTAAACAATATAACGGTGACGTCAAACCAGTTGTAGACGATAATGGTAATTTAGTAGACTTAGAAAAAGCCGATATAATATATGAAGAAGATCCTTCTGTTAATGTTTCTGAATCAGAACTTCTTAATATAATTTTAGATCAGGAAGTAAGAATTGCCGAGCTTGAGTCAAAAATATCATCGTAAAAAGGAGGTGAACTATTATGGCCAACGGGATTATTAATACATCATCTTCGGATATAGTTAAGAAACTTGGTACCGCAGCGTATCAAAACGTGCTAGAGGGTTCTAAAGGAACCGACAGTTGGGGCACTGTTCCATTGATTAGTGGCTCAGATGGCGTAATGGAAGTTGGTAAAATCCTTGATTTTCATGTCACGGATGGCAATACAAAAGATTATGATGCTCGTATTCTTGCTTCCACAACCGGTTTTACTTTAACTGGCACTACATCCGGCACATTCTCCGGTTCTTTAACTGGTAATGCTTCAACCGCTACCAAATTTGCTACAGCACGTACTATCGCGCTTTCCGGTGACGTCACAGGCTCAACATCATTCGACGGTTCCGGAAATGCTACAGCAAGTGTCACACGACGTGGTGCATTTGTTGGACAAAATTCCAGTACCCCTACAAACGTATATTATAAAGTTGCTTCTGTTTCTATTAGTGAACATTATGGTGATCGAAATATTACTTTTTATGTGCATAAGTCTTGGTCTAGTGTTCATCCAGCTACGCATTCAGGTATTTTAACTATCAACCTCCGCACAGATGGTTCTGGATATTCCGAATCGTGTGCCTGTCATTGGCTTGTCGCAGGTTCTGGAATTGACGTTTCAAAGTTTATTTTAGCGCATAACACATCGACAAGTCCGGCTGTAGCTGAATTATGGTGCAAAGTTGACGAAGCATATTCCGGTTGGGCTTTTGATGTAATCGGAGAAAATACTCGCTTAGCACGTTCGAATTCCTTGTGGACTTTGTATAACACTTTTACAGCAGGTAGTCAATCTGCCATCACAAGCGGCTATACTCAAGTTGTAAGCAGTTTGGTGACGTTGAAGAACTCGATTAGTGGGAATACTAGCACTGCGACCACTGCGACTACTGCTACGAAAGACAGCAAAGGTCAAACGATTACATCGACGTACATTAAAGGTCTTTCGGTTTCTGGACAAACCATTACTTATACCAAAGGTGATGGGACAACAGGAACGATCAAAACGCAAGATACCAATACAACTTATTCTGTAATGTCAGGAGCTACGGCTACGAAGGCTGGTTCATCCGGTCTCGTTCCGGCTCCAGCGGCTGGTAAACAATCGTCTTTCTTACGTGGCGATGGTACGTGGGTTTCTGTTTCAAGTAGCGGTGGTGGAGGTATTAACAATCCTTATATCAATACTTCAAAACTTAAACTTTCCGTTAATTTGATAGGAACAGATTCTCTATCTGTATTTCAAAAAACCGCTTGGGGTCTTAGTAGTAGGTCTTATACATGGGAATCTAAATATTCGAACGCAATGCTTGAAATAGATGGTAAAACATATTTTGTACAGTTCAGCAAATCTGGTTCGGTGACTTTGCCTACCGGACACGGATATATTCAGGTTTATGCTACGGCAAGTGGCGGAAGCTGTCAAACGGAGGCTACTGGCGTTCACACACTGAATTTAAGTAATGTGTTCTCATCTATTTCAACTGTGTCTCCACTTAATATAGATCCCGATTATTTAAGTCAATCTCTTTCAATATCGGCTACTACGACATCTGATAACTATACTAAACTTACTGCGACAGGCCGTGTGCTCATTGATATTATTGAATATGATTGTGGTCGTGATTATACTAGAGCGAATGCGACTCAATACTATTACCGTGTAACAGAGTATCGTCCATTTAAGCAAATGTCTGTATTTAACTCTTAAAACAAGGAGTAATCGGTTATGTATAAAATTTGTTGTAAACTTATAGAACTCGGTTCTATAGATGGTCTTGCTGAAAAAATTGAGAAACTCTTTAATTGTAATAAATTAACTAGTGAAGAGTATATTAATTTAAAGGAAAGATTAAGCAAGGTAAAATAATTTTTAATATTTGTAATTATTTTTAGTAACCTCATTGAGGCTTGAAATGATAACTTAGATTATTTGTTTTAGTCCTTCTTCGAATAATCTTTGTAATGCGGCGGCATTTCAAGTCTCATTGAGGTTACTAAATTCTTTACTTTAAAGTAGTAATGTTTTACAGTATTAAAAAGGAGGCTCTCAATTCGTGGCACTCTCAAACACAGCGATCCCTAAGTATTACGCGGCATTCCGTGAAAAGGTCTTATCAGGCGAAATCCCGGTATGCAGGGAGATTGCTATGGAGATGAGTCGGATCGATGAGCGCATAGCGAACCCGGGGATATATTTCGATGACGCTGTAGTCGAAGGTTTTATCCGTTATTGTGAAAACGAGATGACTTTGACTGACGGCTCAGATGTTAAGCTGCTCGACTCGTTCAAGCTTTGGGGCGAAGAGATTTTCGGCTGGTATTACTTTGTCGATATGACCGTTTGGGAACCATATGATGTGGCGCCAGCAGGTCATTATGTAACAAAGCGAATTAAAAAGCGGCTCATCAATAAGTTTTATCTCATCATAGCAAGATCTAATGCGAAGAGTCTGTTTGAGTCTTTCGTGCAGTCTTATATGCAGAATGTTGATACGACAACTACATATCAGATCACGACTGCTCCGACGATGAAGCAAGCTGATGAGGTTATGGCTCCGATTCGAACTGCTATCTCCAGAGCCCACGGGCCACTTCTTAAGTTTTTAACGGAAGGCTCGATTAACTCGTCCAAAAATTCATCGATGCGTCCGAAGCTTTATTCGTCTAAGAAAGGTATCCAAAACGATCTGACTGGAAGTCTTATCGAAGTGCGTCCTATGACAATCGATAAGCTTCAGGGTATGCGTTGTAAGGTTGCGACAGTTGATGAATGGCTTTCGGGCGACATTCGAGAGGATGTTATTGGTGCCATCGAACAAGGCGCTGCTAAAGTTGACGACTATCTCATCATGGCCGTCTCCTCGGAAGGCACAGTTCGAAATGGTCCCGGCGACTCTATCAAAATGGAGCTGGAGGACATTCTTCGTGGCAAGTACGAGAATCCGTTCTGTTCGATATTTTATTATAAGATAGATTCTCTCGACGAAGTTGGCAAGCCCGAAATGTGGATTAAAGCCAATCCTAACATTGGTCCACGTGCTGGAGTTACGGCTTATACAGTAAGCTATCAAACAATCCAGCTTGATGTTGAGCGAGCTGAGAAAGCGCCTGTTAATCGTAATGATATTTTGGCTAAGCGATTTAACTGGCCAATGGAGGGCTATACTTATTATTTCAGCTACGAAGAGACTTTACCTCATCAAAAACAACAGTTCTGGCAGATGCAATGCGCAATGGGTGCCGACCTTTCACAAGGCGATGACTTTTGCGCATTTACTTTTTTGTTTCCGTTACAAGACGACATGTTTGGAATCAAGACTCGAAATTACATCTCAGTTACGAAGCTTAATAAGCTTGCCCCTGCTATGCGAGCGAAGTATGACGAGTTTATCTCTGAAGGTAGCGTAATCGTACAGGAGAAAACGGTTCTCGATATGATGGAGGTTTACGACGACCTCGATGCGTTTATTGATAACTTTAAGTACGATGTCCGATGCGTAGGGTACGATCCGTATAATGCTCAAGGGTTTATCGATCGGTGGTCGGCTGAAAATGGCCCATTTGGTGTTGATATGGTGCGTCAAGGCTATAAGACTGAGACTGTGCCTCTTGGTGAGCTTAAGATTTATTCTGAGCAGAGAAAGCTTCTGTTTGACGAGTCTGTCATGCAGTTTGCAATGGGTAACTGCATCGTCATGGAGGACTCGAATGGTAACCGTAAGCTCATGAAACGTCGTTACGAACAGAAGATCGACCCGGTTTCTGCGTTGATGGATGCGTATGTGGCTTATAAGAATAATCGAGAGACGTTTGGATAAGGAGGTAAAAGTGTGCCAGTATATTATGCTGATTATGACTATATCGCGCATTATGGCATAAAAGGTCAGCAATGGGGTGTAAGACGGTACCAGAATGCTGACGGATCGTTAACAGCGGCTGGCCAATCTAGATATGGTTATAAAGGGTTTGGAAAATACGGGATTGTGAATTCTGGATCATCTTCAAGCACATCTAGAACGACCCAGTCAAGCGATTCTGGTTCAAGTAGTGTATCGACTACTTCGGATTCATCCAATCAGTCATCGAAATCGGAACAAGAAAAGCGAAAATCCAAATACGTAAAAACAGGCGTCGCTATCGCGGCTTTAACAGCCACGGCAGTCGGCGCTTATGCTTTTTGTAAGAGTGATACTGGGCAGAAAATTATAAGCGCTGCGAAAGATTGGCAGAAAAATAAAAATTCTGAAAAGAAAACATATAAAGATCTTGTTAATGATATTAAATATCGTGTTACAGGTCGACAGTATGTTGATTCTTATCTTAACGAGGGTACAACATTTAAACGCATTCAGACAACTGATGAGTTCGAGAACTTTGCGTTTTATGCGACGTATAAGAAGGACGATCAAGATAAGTATAAGGGACTTTATACTCGTAGTCTTACTCGTCGTGCCGAGAACGATGCAAAAGCTGCTGAGAAACTCGCTAATGAATCTGGTCTTGCTAATGCCCAGCAGACAGCTAAAGAGCTTAGAGAAAAAGCGGATAATATGAAAGTTTATCAACTTTCTCTTGATACTATAAAGAAACTTAAAGTTCCATCCGATGAGAATGTTCGTAATATTACGGCTGATTTGCTTAAGGATGATACGTTTAAGGCGAATCTTGAACACTCGATTGCGGATTCAAAGACTAAGATGCTTCGACCTTCGCAACAAATTTTGTTCTCTCGTGCTCAAAATGCTCTTAAAGGTGACGTGAATCGTTTGACTTCTTCTGAAAAGCAAGCGATTTATAAAGCGTTTAACCTTTCGCTTGTATATCATGACGATCAAGAGATTGCTGCACAAAATCAGTTTTATGATACCCTTAAGAAGAAAGGTTACGGAGCCATTCTTGATTATAATGATAAGGATTATTCATCTTACCATGCAAAACGTCCTATGATCGTCTTCGACACTGATTCTGTCAAGTTGTCTGCTGTTACTGAAGTTAAGTCTGATATAGCAGATACTTTGTATAAGAAGTATAATACAGAACGTATCACAAAAGAACCATATGCGAACACTGTGAATTTAGTGCGAGAGCTGGGTTCGAAAACAGTGTCCGAATGTGAATCTTATGTTACAAGAAAATATGAGGACTATCTTGGTGTTAGCAAATCTTCTGGACGTAGTAGTCGTTCGAGTGCTCAGTCTGCGGCTGTAAGGCAATATCGTCAAGAACATCCCAATACAACTTTGTCGTTTGATCAAATTTTGTCTGCCCTTAATTATACAAATACGTAAGAGGAGGTGATATTATGGCTGACTATATTTCTCATCATGGTATTCTTGGTATGAAGT